TTGAGTAGCGCCAATGGTAATTAAACTACTTCCATCAGAAGTATATAAAATTTTATCCGTCATATTCAAGGCAAGTTCGCCAGGAGCGATGTACTGCGTATTAGCTGGATCGCTAGTGTTTGGCGTGCGCGCAGCCGTAGATGTACGCTTGATTTGAATTCTATTATTAGCCATATGGCTTCCTCACTGACGGTATATACCGAGGTTTAAAATTCGTTTTCTTTTACCTTCGAAGCTTTTTTATTTAAAGAAGCTTGGAGTTTTTCATTTTCTATTAATAATAATTGTTTTTCTTCTTGTAAAATCGCCAACATTTTTTCGGCAATTTTCAATCTAGTTTGTAGTAAAATTTCTGACTTTTGCAAATCTTCAATTTTTTTGTTCATCGTTTCAATATAAACATTGACAAATTCTTCATTCATAGTTATAATAATCCTGTAAAGAAATAATAATTAAAACGAACCACCATCTAAAGTATTCCATTCTGGAAGGCTACTGCTATTTACTTGTAGTACATAACCAGAAGTTCCAATCGATAATTTAGCTAATGTTGTAGTACCAGATGCATAAAGTGTATCACCAGTCGTATAAGTTTTATATCCTGTACCACCGTAAGAAGCCGCTAAAGCTGTAGAAAGCGCAAGGCTATTTGCGGTAATAGCAGAAGAAACTGTCGAGTTAGCAGTAATATTTATTGAGCTAGAATTGATAACAAAAGCACCACCAGCACCAAATGGTTGTAAATATGCTTGTAGTGTTCCAAGATTAGTAGCTGTTACAACACCAGAAGTCGTAGAAGGTTCTGTTGTTGAAGAGAAAAGCTTAAACAATGGATTCGTATCACTGGAACCTGCTTGGCGGTATATACCTGCATATGCAACAGAAGTTCCATTAAAATACTGACCATAAAAACCGAAATCTAAAGTGTCGCCAGTGCTGTTCTGATCAGCAAGCTTAATAAGCGAATCTTTTACTATAATGTTATTAGTATCGATAGTAGTAATCGTACCATTAATAATTACGCTATTTGAAACAACAATGTCTCGAATATTAAGCTGTGCATAATTTGCAATAATATTCGCTGTGGTGTTTGAAAAAGTTATAGTGTTAGAAGCTACTGTAAGATTTGAATTAAATGTTGTTAAAGTACCAGCTACAGTATTAATTGTAGCAGTATTAACAATAATCGCATTCGCGCCGCCAATCGTTATACTATTAGAAGAATCTACACTTATCGATGAATTACCGATATATATGGTATTACCAGCAACGTATAATGCTTTCCATCTATTTGTTGTATTACCAAGAGAGTAAGTTTCAGTTACAGCAGGAATAAAATCTGATTTAATAGAAGCTTTAAATGCAACATTTGTATTGAATGTACTGTTAGTACCACCGCTAGAGTTACCAAAAACTATATTACCAGAAAAATCGCCGGAATATGTAGTTTGTATATAATTAGAAGCGTCGATACCACCAAGCTTTAATGCATTGCAAGCAGTAGATACTGAACCGGAATATACTGTAGAGTTTACAGTCGCAGAAACACCGCCACCATTTAGATATAAAGTGCCGCTTACTAAGTTAGCATAAGTGGAGCTATTACCAACCTGTATTAATGAACTGTTAGAAAAATAAAGATTAGAGCTGGTTGCTCGTTCGGCACCCTGCGGAGCATAACGAGGAGCTTGACTACCACTGCCATTTAAACCTGGATTGCCTATCGCGATAGCTGCTTGATGATTTACTTCGAAACCACCATTAAACCAAGAACTCAAATTTGAGCTGATTATAACGTTATTTCCTATATTAACATTAGCGCCTGTGTTACTAATATTAATACTATTAGCATTAAAAACGGCGTTACTATTAATTACAGTGTTTGTTCCATTAAATGTATTATTACCTGTGTAAACACCATTTCTTGTAAGGGTGTCCGCCATAGCATTAGTATATGGTGTTGCTAAGTTTGTATTGAATGCAGCAACCGCATTAGAATAAGCTGTCGCTGCTATCGTAGCTGCATAAGTTGTAGCATTAGTATATGCAGTTGCTGCTTTACCATCAGCGTATATATTAAGATCTTGAGCTGTGTTGCCTTGAATATAATTCGTGCTATTAGCAACACCAGTAAAGTATACTGTAGAATTATTCGCAGCAATAAAACCTTTTACAGAAGTGTTACCTATTGCTATGTGTGTTGTGTTAACAGTAACACCACCAGTTGGGCTATTATAACCTGTTCCAGTAGTATGAGATACTGAATTTATTGTTCCAGTTGTGAATACACCAAGATTATTGGCTATAACTGCGAAACCGTTAACATTTAAACCAGCAGAAGTTATTACCGTGTTTATGGTATTATTACCAACAACGATTTGTGTTGTATTAGCTAAAAACCCACCAGTTCCAGAACCTATACCATAAGTATAAAAATTTGAATTGGCATATACTACGTTAGCGTATGTGTTGCCAGCAAATACAGCATTCGCAGCATAATTATGGACGTTTGTCCAATAATACTCCGCTGCTTGATCAACACCCAATGCACCTAAAGATTGCCAATATACCGGAGCGCTAGGACCTCCAGAAGCAAGAACATATCCAGAAGTTCCTGGATCTGACCCAACATTAGTTTTAATAAAAGAAACTTCTAAATTAGCAACATATACTCTGTTAATACCACTTGTGTTATTAGCAACAAGAGCTTGATTTGCAGTTAGAAATCCAGGTTTTCTTTCGCCGCCGATTGGTATAGGACCAGTCGTACCATCAGGAGCGCCAACAAAAAAAACGTTTCCAACTTGCGTAAACGCCAATTCACCTGGAGATAATGAAGGTACAATAGCATTAGTAGCTGAACGCTTTATTTGAATTAAATTGGCCACTTTTTTATCCTTTTTTTAATATTTATTATTTAAAAGTTTCCACCATCCAAACTAGCTTTACCAAAATTAATTTGTTGAGCTATCCATTTTTGTGTATCACCATCATAAGTTAAAATAGCTCCATTACTTTCACCAAGTACATCTACATCTTTTAAATGATCTAATCTTTCTACGCCGCCAACAGAAACAGTTGGTATAGTTTTTAAAGTTACAGGTGTTGTTGAATCAATTAAACCAGAGTTAGCATTCGTAGAAACTTGAAATTCTTTTTTATTTGCAACAACAACATTAGTAACTATATTATTTTTAACTACTGATAAACTAGGATTGCTGCTATTGGTTTTAGCAACAACGCTAATAGAAGTAACTGGTTTTCCTGCAACGATAATCATATTTTTATCTTGTTACTTGAGGCGTTACCGTTACTATACCTTCAATGATTCTAGAAGTAGAAATATTATCTCTTATTTCTACATCATAGACATATCTACCTGCAACCAAAGCGGAAGTTTGGTCTGCTGTTAAACTTAAAGTTACTACTGCAGAAGCTGAATTAATTACAGCAGTAAAAGAAGCAGCAGCGCTCGAAGAAGTATACCATTTTCTTATTTGAGAACTTGCTGAATAGCCACCAAGCTGTAATGGATTACCGAACTGATCTCTTAGCGTAAGATCAGTTGAAAACGTAGACCCTTGATCTATTACTAAGTTAGCTTTTGTTGCCATTTTACACTACCAAATTAGTTCTAGTTAATGTGGCAACGACAGAAGATGTCGTTGGTGTTAAACGTAATCTAACGTTGCTAGCATTAATATCGCTCGTAAATGTTCCGATAAGACCATTATTATTTAATTGAGCATATTCAGTTATATAAACGTTAGTTCCGTCATGAATTAATAATATTTTACTTACCTGATAACTTGATGTATTTGTATCAGTTAATTGAATTATATACTCAGCTGATCTATATGAAGCTAAAGGAAATGTATCAGCTGTTTGTATAGAAGTTCCTGAAACTGTATACTTTGTTGAATAACCATAAGAAGTACTATTAACAGACAAATAATTTGTTACGTTTGTGTTGCCTGTAATCGAAACACTATTAGTTACAGAAACTATACCTTGTAGTATAGCATTTGCAGCAAAAACGCTATTGCCAGAAAATAAACTTACACCAGTTATATACGCTGTATTGACAGTAACAACATTCATAGTTGAGTTTACTGATACCGTAACGTTCGCGAATGAGCCGTTAGCATTTACATCTATACTATTTGCATACATCGTCCAACGGTAAGAACTATTACCAAGAAGTACACTAGTTGCAGAACTAGGTAAAGTATTACCAAATGAAACGCTATTTGTTACAGTGACTGGTTGTGCGAAATTACCAGTCATAGCACTTAGGATAAAGCGATTGTTACTGTTACCAAGTAAAACTGAATTACTTGTTGGTATAATATCTCCAGCAGCAGAAGTTCCAGAAGCAGTTGTTCCAGAAACAAACATATTACCAAAAACACGAAGGTCGCCTGTTATCCAACTACTACCACCTATAACATTGTTTCCGGTAACAGTTGAATTGCCACTGACGTTTATATTGTTACCGACAGAAACCGAATTAGAAACTGTTATACTATTTGCAGTTATACTATTTGCAGTTAAGCTAGTTATCGTTCCAAGACCCGTAACACCAGAATATGAACCGCTTAGTCTACCCGATGGTAAAGTTCCATTAGTTTTATTTGTAGCGTTTGCAGCAAAAGTTATAGCATTAGTATACGCTGTTAAGGCAGCGGCGTCAGCATAAGCCTGTGCGCCAGAACCCCCAGCGCCAGTTTTAATATCAACATAAGCAACAGCGTTAGCATAAGCAGCTGCAGCAAGAGTAGATGCTGTTCCAGAAGCTCCAGCAGCAGTGCTATCGGAATAAGCTCTTAGTTGAGAAGCTGAATTACCGTTAAGATAATTTGAATTATTGGCTGTTATATACGGTTGACTTACAGTCGTTAAAGTGCCAGCGATATTAATAGCGAAAACATTTGAAACAGTAATCGATGTAGAATTAATTGAAGTATTAACAATGCTGTTGCCAACGCTGATATTTAAATTATTATTCGTTGAAAGTGTTAAGCTGCTATTAGAAATAGTTACAGCACCGTTTACAGTAACTGAGCTATTTACTGTAAGAGAACTATTAACCGAAACAGCTCCCTGTACAAACATACTATTACCGAATGTTGCAGCACCAGTATGAGCAGAAGTATTGCTGAATGTTGCAGCACCAGTAACAGAAATACTATTTGAGATAGTTGTATTTCCAGTAATAGACATTGAGTTACTGAATATGGCATTGCCAGTTACAGCTACACTATTTGCAAAAGTAGCATTACCAGTAACTATCATTAGATTGCTAAAGGTAGCATTTCCTGTTACTGAAATAGTATTTCCAAATTGAGCATTACTTGAAACATTAATAGAGCTGTTAACAGTTACAGCACCATTTACAAATAAAGTGTTACTGAATGTAGCGTTACCAGTTACAGTAATTGTATTACTTAAAGATAAAGCGCCAGTAATAGATATTGAGTTGCCAAATGTTGCATTGCCAGTAACCGATAAAGTATTTGAAAAAGTAGCATTACCAGTTAATGCAAAAGAATTACTGAAAATAGCATTTCCTGTTACTGCGATCGAGTTACTGAAACTAGCGTTGCCAGTTACCGCTATACTATTTGAGATAGTTGTGTTTCCAGTAATAGACATTGAATTACTGAATGTAGCGTTACCAGTTACAGTAATTGTATTGGCGAAAGTAGAATTTCCTGTTACTGATATACTATTAGCACCAGTTATAGAACTGTTAACAGTTAAAGTTCCATTAATAATGGCACCACTAGAAGTTTGTAGATTGCCAGAACTATCAGTAAGTGAAACAGTTCCTAGGTAAATAGTAGAACCAGAAACGTAAAGAGAAGCCCAACTAAACGTAGAATTTCCGAGAGTGTAATAATTGTTAATTTTAGGAATAACATTCGAATCTACAGTTACTACAGAAATACTGTTTGCGATAGTTGTATAACCACCAATTCTAACGTTAGCAGAAACGTTAGCTGTACCGATAACATCTAATTTAGCTCCTGGCGAAGTTGTGCCGATACCTACATTACCGCTGCCATCTATACGCATTCTTTCATTTGCTATTAGTCCACCGCCAGTAAAGAAATTTATATATTTGCTAGCAGTATTTGTACCGACAGAAAGATTACCACCGCTGGTATAAAGATAACCGTCATTTGCACCACCAATAGTCCACTGAGTATTAGACCAAGTACTACTCAAGATACCCATATCAATGAAAACAGTACCATCACTTATATCATTATATGCAGCCCAATCTGCTGAAGCAGAAACACCATTATTACTGTTTGTAGTTGTTGTTTGAATATATGAGTTTGTACTAGCGTTAAAAGTGCCGATCGATTGTGTGGCAGATACGTAACCGAAAGCAGCATTAATAGAAGTATTACCAACAGTAAGATAGTTGTTAACAAAGGTATTAGAAACGATAGTAAGAACAGTATTCGTAGAAATATTACCACCGGCTATATACGTAGCATATAATGTGTTAGAACCAAAAATACCACTTACGAATCCATTACCTGTCGTATAAGCACCATCCGGCGTTTGACTTGTTGTAACAACGTTTGCAGAAAAAGCATCTGCCACATCATTAACTCTTTGGACAAGAGTACCAAAATTTTGCGAAGTTAGTACTTGGGAAATTGCAATTGACATTTATTATAATTTTCCTAAAAGAGTTTTCAACATATCTTTAATTTCGTTAATATCGTTTTTTATCTCATCATGTTCTTCAACAACTTTAGCAATTTTCATTTTATAGTCACGATCTAATCTATATTTATTTAACTCTTCAGCATCACAATTTACGATACCTTTACTATTTTTTTGCCGTAATAAATTTTTATGATCTTGGACTTTTATATACTCAACCATTTTACACCTGTAATGCTATAGCTCTCATATCTTTTGCTCTTGGAACTATAGCCAGAGATTCAGAAACAGGAACTATTTTAATAGCAAAAATTTTGTAAGTGTCATAAACTGTATAATCACCAGCAACATATCTCATAACGTTGTTATTAGCAGTATAAACAAAAGCGCCATTAATAGTTTCAAGATTTGGAATTATACCAAAAGCTGCATTAGCTATAGTTAATGGTGGAATATCTGATAAAACAACTTTTTTATTAGATTCAATTCTACGAACATTAGCTACGAAAAATTTGTCTGATGCTGTATCAGCAAAATATACTTTATCTAATCTATTAAGGGTTTGCGCGACTGAAGTTGGAACTGTTACATAATCAGAAGTAGAATTACAACTACAAGAATTAGCTATAAGCTGAACACTTTTTGGTAAACCATATTCTAGTTCTATAAAATCATTCGTGTTTACGCTACTACTCAATAACGAAGGCGATGATATTTGATCTAATAGAGTCCAATTTTTATCTCTAAAGGAGTCAGGATCTTCGCCGTTTTGAAAACGTCCATAAACTAAAAAGTCAGTTTTTGCAGGTCGATATGCAGTTAAAAATACACGAATATCTTCGGCGTCTTGATTTTCTGCAAGAATAACATTTTTTGATATATATCTCGAAACGAATTTATTATTGTTATTAGTATATTCGTTAAAATTGCTTATTCCTGTAACCGAAGAATTGACTGTCGGAGTTCCCTGCAACATTACATTTGAATTTCTATTAAAATAACCTTCAACATTCGTAATGATTACTTGTGTAGAATCAGCATAATTTACAAGACCAACACCATAAGTAAATCCACTACTATTTGCTTGATAAATGTAATCATAAGGATTAAATGGATTATCTTCAAAAAGTAAACGATAACCGCTTATTCTTTCCTTTGGCGCTATAGAATTGCTTATTACTGTTAATACAGATTTAGCAGCTGTATCTATAGCCGGAGATATTTTGTTATTAGCAGTTCCAAAATCTGCATATATAGAAGCCGTATATTCGCCTTTACGCCCAGAACTTAAATTATTATACTCATTACTTCTTGACATAATAGTTCTTGAGTAATCTAAAAATTCTTTTTCTACATTATTAATAACTGGCGTTTTTTCTGCATCAACAAATTTAGAAATCGTTGCTCTAGTTCCTAAAAAAGAATAATCAATATTTGTATCTGGTAGGATATTATCAGCAAACTGAGGTACAATTGCATTAAGTAATGAATCGTGAACGCTGGCGATATTCGCAGAAGCTCCTGATATAGTTCCAATTACATATTGACCTTTTGAATTAGCAAAATTTAATATAGAATTAGATGTAACATTATCTAATATTATACCTATACGATTTGGATTAGGTTCGTTATCAGAAAGATTAGCAGTAATTCCATAAAGCAATCCGTCTCCTCTAATTCTACCTAATAAAGCGTTCGAATCTGTAAATTGAACGTTTGTAGAAACAGTCAAAGTTATACCATCAGAATTTATAGCAGTTATGTATGCAGGTTGAAGATTAGTTCTATTACTAGTTCCAACATATATCATTTGACCTGTAGAAAACAAGTTCGTAAAAGGAACAGTTACGCTATTAGAATTCAACGTTGTTGCTACATTTAATCTTGTAGCAGAAACAACAGCATTAGAAATAGAAGTAACTCCTCTTACCTGATATGTTGTAACCCAAGTACCAACGCTGTTAGTTATTTTTATCGAACTAGAATTCGCCGAATAAATTTTACCAGTAGCTAAATTAGCAGTACTATTAGCTTGGTAAATAACTTCGCCTACAGTAAATGGACCTGTATTAGAAGTTATAGTTAACTTAGCTAATTCATAAGAATTATTTGAAACAACTGATACTTCTCTTGGTAAAAAATCACCAATTTTATCTCTGACGATTAATATATCAGAACTTTTAGGGGTAAAAACAGCTGTTCCCGAATTTGATTTAAATTGCGCAATATATAAAGCAAATTTAATATCTTCTGTTTGTATAGCTGTAAATTGAATATCGTTTGATGATAAAAATAAAGAACCAGTATCATTATTTGTTTTAATTGGCTTATTTGTTGTAACGTCAACGGTTCCTGGAGCTAATTCGGCTGTCCAAATTTTATAATCTGGATTACCGGCTGATGGTATAATAACAATTGCATAAGAAGTAGCTGTTTGTAAAAATACAGGAGAATTAAAACAAAAATTTGTTCTTACTGAAGCATCATCACTTACATTAACTGAAGAAGCAGGAAGTGTTAAATCACCAAAGGGTAATATAGAAGTTGTAGGGTTTCCATTATCTGTTGTACGTATTTGAACTTGAACGCCAAAAGTTAGGCTTTTAGATTTAAAAAATAAATCTATACTTGTTAAGTAAACACCAGCAACACCATTTTCTGGCTCATTAACGTAAAATGTTTGTGCAATTGGTTTCATTTTTTACCCTTTGATATATGTTTTATATTTATTCATCGCATCCAGTAGCGCCACAATCGGAGTCACCATCGGCAGCATCACTAGCATCTGGTGCAGCCGCATCCTGGCTACATGGTCCCTCGCCCGGATCGCCCGGATCGCCATCATCACTACCACTACTATCATTACCACCACCGCCATCGTAAATAGTAGTTCCTGTTTGAGGATCAACAATTGGTGGGTCAATTTTTGGTGGGATCCAAGGAAGACCTATAATGATAGGATTGTTTACCGGACGATAAGGCGGTATAACTTGCCCTGGTATAACATTAATACTAGTTTGATCGCCAGTTATAGAATTTACAAGAGTTTGTTGTTCGGTTACTTGTGTTGAAGCTATTTTAACATCTCTTGTATTTAAAATAGATGAACCTTTAGCTATAGAAAGGTTAGTGGCATAAAAAGTACCTGTAGCTTGTGTAGTAATCGTACCAGCACCAGTTGTTAGGTTATCAACGTCGCAGAGCATAAACGTTAGTTCTGTAGACTGAAATTTATTAGGTGGTATCAAAAATATTCCGTATATAGAGCCATCATTATTAACAGTTAACTGATCACCATAATCTACAGTTGTGGTTTCTGTAAACGTCGAATTTGTAGGCTTACACCAAGAAGAAACAGAGATATTATTAAAATATGCATAAATTTTAGAATTTGGTTTTAAGCTAAAAGAACTAAAGCGAATTTTCGTACTGGCAATATATGGTTGTATAGATATATCTTGTACGAAAGTTCCAAGATTCATAGATGTATCGTTATAACCAGAAACAGTTAATGAAGTTCCAGTTTTTTGTTGTTGTGTTGAAGTTAATGTAGTAGTTCTTTGGTTGTAAGATTGAATAATATTACCTACATTATCTGTAGAACTTCCAGTTAAAGTTTTATTACCGACAGAAACTTGAGACGAAGAAGCTACAGTTTCCCAATTACCCCATTGGGTTCCCCAAGCATTTTTTAGATTAATCCAGTTCTGAGAAAGATCTAGATTATTTACAACGTCTGGATTTGTTTTTATTGAAGGCGAAGCCATATAGTTTGGATTTAAAGTTACATCGCCTTTAAATACGTAAATGTTTCCTTCAATACAATTTCTATATTTACTTGCATAATTTTGCGAAATATATGGGATTTGATTATAGTCGAGCAACACTAAAGCGCCAGCTTGTACAACATTAGTACTCAACTCTGCATTTAAAGCAAGTGGTCTTTTACTTTGATAAAATTTTGGACGAAGTTCTTTGTTTTTTGGGTCGATAGCTATATTATAGTATGGATCTAATGTATCGCCAATGTCGTGTCCATTAAAGTTATCAACAAGTATACCGTTCTTAAAACGATTTAATCCAGTTGTACTATTTTTAATTAATAAATTTGAAGTTGTTTGTTCTAATAGATTTAACGAAGTATAATATTCTAAGTTATCAATTCTTGTAGCTAATGCGCCAATTTCGGCCATTGTAAAACGTTTATTTTGAGTTATAGAAGCACTGATAGCATAATCATATCTATTTACTTCTTTAGCTTCTTTTGGTGTGATAGAAGGATAAGGCGGTATACTTATAACACCCAATGTCATCGAACCTTTTTGATAAGCTGGAGCTTTGGGTATATTTTTCGAAACACCTTCAATAATTTTTAAACGACCTTTTGTTGTTATAACAGCAAGATCTTTTCTAGGTAGATAATAAGAAACGTCAGATATCCAATTAGTATCAACAGTTGGTAAATATGAACCTGAAGGTAAAATATCTACTGTTTGAGTGCTACTAGGATTAACTGTTGCGGAAGCAGCAGACGTAGTTGAGTCAGCGGTATTTGCAGCGAAGAAACGAAAATCAACACAATCTCTGAGATCATATACTAATCCAGAGGTAGAAGTATATGCTGGTATTTCTTTCGTAGTTATCGCATTAGTATTAGCTAAATTAATATCGTCGATTGGGTAAGAATTTGCTGTAAAAAATCCAACTCCCTGAGAACGATTATGCGTAAATACATTCAAATCAACCAATATAGTCGAAGAATTAGTTAACAATGAAGTATCTATATTTTTATATCTTATAGACCCTAAACCGTAAATGTTATCTGTTTGACCATCATCAAAAGAAAATAGATAAGAAGAATCAGCAGCTGTTGTAGAATTAGAATACACACCGCCAGTACCGATGTAAATACCATTAATTTTAACAATATCAGATAATCCTAAAGACCAAGGTCCAGTACTATTAGCAGCATGTGTTGCACAATTAATTTTAACTAATGCGTTTTTAACAATATTTTTTTTGATTGATACTGCATTTTTTCTGAGGATATCATGATATACAGTTGTTTGGAGTGTACTAGAACCAGTTAAAGTTTGACCTAGATTAAATGTAATAGAACTACCAGAAACAGAAACGCTTCTTTGCGGTTGAGTATAATCGATAGGAACTCCTGCAATAAAATTTCTACTGTGCACAGAATTAGTTGCGGTAGCTGTAGCTGTTCCTTTAATTGAAAGTAATGTGCTATTAGAAATAGAATTAACTATGTAATTATACGAACCTATTTTTATAAAATCGCCAGTTCTATAATCAGCAGTAAAGTTTGTTGTTGGCGTTCCTGCTGTAACATTAGATTGACCTATAGTAATATTAACATTACCTGTTGAATTAGCCGCAGCAACTGTACTAGTTGGTATAACAATAAAATTTTCTATTTGTTGATTGTTTAATGTACCAGAAACATTGAACGATTCTGTGCCAGAGCCTACAATAGTTGGTAATCCAAAAGTCATAGTTCCATTGTTCAATATTTGAGCACTAGCTTGGTTTCTGTACACATATTGTGTACGACTAAATCCATTGCTAGTTAAAGCTTTTTGGCCTAATGGGAAAATTAAAGTGTCTAATTTTGGTTGTTGCATAGAAGCTATATAACTGTCCGAAGCAGCATTATATGTTAATATAACGTCGGCAACAGCTCTTACAGAACCACTATATCTAATAATGCTTTTAACGTTACTAAACGATTGACCATCACTCATTTGAATATTAAAAAGATAAAGTGCATATATCGTATCAAAAGATCCAATAATTCCAGAATCATATTGAACAGCTTTTACATAAGCAGTACCAATTACAGTTGAAGTAGAGCGAGATATACCAAGAGGATTTCCTGTAGAAACGGCTGTTTTGGCTACGTTATGAAGTTCTACCTGTGTTACATTTTCTGTATCAAAATCTCCGCCGTATTCCGTAACATAAACATAATTGCCATAATTTGCACTTACGACCTGCCCAAGAATGTTTTCTGTATCAAGACCTTTTCTTAAATTAACTTTAGAGTTATTGACAAATTCTACTCTATAACCTTCAGCATATCCAAGCCCAGGAGAAGCTACAAGATTTACATAATCATGATAAAGCGCATCAGTATCGGGTTTAGCTTCTGTAGAAAGTATAAATGGTGATACGATATAATTACCATTAGTTTCATAAGTTCTTTGAGCTATTTGTTTACCAAGAGCAGCATACTGTGGTGTATTTCTTATCGATACAGGAACACCATCATTAAAATCTACAATAGAGAAAAATGATGTATTATTTGCTACTTCTGTTGTAATAGCTGTAAATAATGTAGGAAGTAATTGTAAACGATGAGCGCCAGGAGCTGCATAGTTAGGAGAACCAGCAGCATTATCTAATAGTGAAGTGTCTGCTTCTGGAGTAATGATATTTTCAACAGAATTAAATCCAACAGAAATATTATCTGGGTAATTTGAATATTTTGAAACAATTAATGTTTGTGGTTGTACTTTAACAAAAAAACCTTTTTGGAAAATAACGCCAGAAGTTGTAGTAAAAGCGTAACCTTTGCCTGTCGTATTAGCTACTGAAGCTACAGAAATATTACCTAAAATAGCTGTTGTGTTCGAACTATTACTATTTCCTGAAATCGTAATCGTTTCACTTATGTCAAAAATATTTTGAGAAGAACCATTCCCGTAAGAACCTACATTTAAATATTTGATGTAAAGCGTATTCAAATCTGGATCTTGAGCTATATAACCACCAGCAGTATTAACAATAATAGCTGTTAGTCCATTAGTATTATATGCATATTGATTTTGAAAATCTGTAATAGTAAATGCATATCCATTTGAATAAGTATCACTAATTTTAACATAATCGTATGAATTTTCGAATGTGAAAGAACAACCTTCTACAACCGAACCTTCTTCGAAAATATGACGACCGAATTTATCAATCTGATCTTGCAAAATAGTTTGCATTTGATTGAGTTCGCGAGTTTGTACAGCTGTACCTGGTCTGTATAAAACTCTATAAAAATTCTTATCAACGTTATAATCGTCATAATAAGGACTACGAGATAAGTCTGATGTTAATGCCATATTTTCCTCTAAAACTTAATAACCAAATTAATTTTTTCTTTAGAAGTAGCTGTTCTTGTGACCGGAGATACATTTTCTATGTAAACTACAGAACCTGTATTTCTTACTAATTCCGGATAAACTATAGTTAAATCTTTTTGATTTTTACCTACAGCTCCACTTTGGTTTCCTACTATTGTATATGTTCCAGTTTGAAATTTATTGCCTTTTATATTATTTAAAACAAGAACTGGATATACATTAGTTATATCAGCGCCTATATTAACATTATTTATAATTCTATGCGCAGCCGAAAACGTTCCATTTTTCGAAGTTAATCTTAAGTATGTCGTGTTAGCATATGTTACAATAGCAGTTGCACCGCTTGTTCCATCAGTTATTTGATTACCAACATTAAATATACCGTTAGCATTATTATATTGAATATCTATATCTTGAGTAGAATTAATTAAACTTCCACTCGCATTAGTTACATCTTGAGTTACTGTTTCTCCAAATGTATATGAACCTGTATTTGAAGTTAACGTTACACGAGCAACTTGAGAAAATTTTAAACCAAAATTAGAAGAAGAATCAACAGTATTGTTTACAGTGTAAATAGCTGTCACATTAGCATAGGCATTAATTACTGGATCATATACTGTATCATTAACATCAAATTTACCAGATACATTAGTCATTTTTAAAGTAGAACTATTAGCCTGAACAACTTGAGCTGAAACATTACTAGTTGTTTCCGAAACTACTTCAATACCATTAACAATAAATTGCACAGTATTTGCAATAGAAACGTTTGCAGTAGTACCAGATGTCAATCCTTTTATATCATCTTTAGATATATTTTGTACAAAATTTCCTTTTACAGTTTTTAATTGCATAAAAGTGCTATTTGTGTACGCTATTATACCAGCAGCGCTAGAATTTGTTTGGACTACGTATTCACCAGTAAGGAATCCACTTCCAACTCTATTTCTATAAGTTAAATTGATTCTATCATAACTTGAAATACGAGCTGTCGCATCTTCGAATAATGGATTTTCGATAATACCGATTTTACGATAACTACCATAAACGGGGAACTTATAGCTTTCATTTTCGCCAGTATCTATAGTCATAGAAATACCGGCATATCTAGCACCTAATTCTTTGTATGCATTATATCCATGGCCAGAAAGAGGTGAAATAATCGGTTCAGATAATGCTTTTTCACCAAACAATGTGTTGGAAGTTATAGAAATATTAGCGTAAGTATAATTATTACCTGGATTCAATACAACAACAGAACTAATTTCATTTGCTGATAAAAATGTTGTGTTTACTACAGAATAAGCAAGAGCGCCAGTTCCATCTCCATCGATAGTCACAGCCGGAGAAATAATATATTCAGTCAATTCATTTGGAATACGAAATGAAGAAACTAATGTAGCATTACCAACAATATTTAAATCAGGAAGAGTTTTAATATAAATTTGTTGACCAGCAATAAAATTACCTTGTGGAGAGGATATTGTAATATTTGGAAAAGAAACTATAGAAATAATATTAGATTTTTGTAGGCTAGAAACGCCGCGAATGAAATTATTGAAACTCGTAGCAAATGAACCTTGTACGCTACTTAAAATAACAGCTGTTGTATTACAATAAGAAACAATACCATTTGCACCTTGAGGTAAATTATCAATACCAACCATGTCAACACGTTCACCAACAGTAAACAATAAACTATTAATTGCCGAATTATTATAATTTAACGTTACACTGTTAAGATTAGTGTTTGAAATGATACCGTTAGCTTGCGGACTGACAATTGAAGTTGGCATAGCTGCGTATGGAATAGAATATACAGAATTTGCAATTAAATTAGATGTTAATGGATAATTAACTGTAACAGATGTAGTATTAACTGCAGCTACTTGACGGATATTAGTGCCCGTATCAGTACCAACACGAATGTAATCACCAACTGTAAATTCTGATGTAAAAGATGTTCCACTATTTGCTGTTATAAAATATGTTGCAATAGAAGAATTAGCAGTTGCAGCTTGACCAGTAAACGAATGACCCGCTTCAGTTTTACCCTTTGTCAAAGTAATAGCAGCGCCACCCAATGAAGCAGAAAGTTTAAATCCAGTGCTAGTTGAATTAACAACATAATAATTATTATTATTTGCCAAATTAGTTAATGATGAATTACCTGTTGCAACGAGGTATTTGACATAATCACCATCAGCAAAAAATGCACCATTAGAACCTAACGTAATAAAATAGGTACTATCGTTAACTGAACTGTTAGCGTTAAAATATATGGGAGCTGGTGGTGCAATAGTAATAGTTGGATTTAACGTATAAGCAGAACCTCTGTTAGTGATATTAATCAAATCAATTCTACCAGAAGAATTTGCATGAGCGTTCGCAGTCGCGCCCGTGCCTGTAGTATCACCAACAGAATTTGCAACAATAATCGTAGAATTTGAATTATAACCAGAACCAGGATTAATGATAGTCGCAATACTTAAAGTATTCGTTTTGACGTCTACTGTACCGCTTTTTAAAACACCGCTCTGAGAAGCGTTATAAAAGGGTAGATTTAAAACAAAATCGTTCGCACTAGATTTAATAACCTTTAGTTGGGTTACATTCGCAGCTATAACATTTGCTGTCGCGACAGTATCTGATTGGACGATTTGATCGCCAATATTAAAATAACCTTTTTGATAAAGAAACGATATATAATCAATTCTTTGAGAAGCTAAAAGACCAGTTGTAAAAGAACCATTATATCCAGTAACATTTAATACAGTAGAAACATCAAAAGGTTGTGAAACTGTTACGAGTCTGTTAAGCCCGCTGTAATTGATAATTTTTCTTATTTGTCCGCTGCCATAACCAGTTTTTAAATAGATAGAAGAATTAATATATCTTCCACTTATAGGCGAAGCAGTATTGGCTATTTGAAGAGTATAATTATCTTGGAAATTTTGAAGATACCCGGAATGCCAAGCTTGATAATTATTACCACCATTAGTCACTTTAATAAAATCAATAGAACCTTTGATGGCATTGTTTATAACATAAGTATTTGGTGTGACAGGAATATATGAAGTAGAAGTAAATTTTGTATTAGCATTAGACTGAAGAGTAAACATATATTTCCAAACATATCCATCAGATGTATTAAATACACCGTTTACTGATGTTAATGCTGGTTTTACTGTAGAAGTTCCACCATTATTATTGTATATGCATTTATATACTTCATACGCATCTGTAATAACATAAAACTTTTTATCATAAAGATTTGGATCAAATTGATTATACGAATCGTAAATATTTCCACTTGTCCAATTATACCTTGGAATCATATATGTTATATCATTAGAAGTAATTAATTTTCCAAATACTAAATCTGTATAGATAGATTGTTCATAAGAATATACAGAAGAATTGGCCACAGGAACAGCTGTGTCATCTTCTACTGAATTAGAATTTGTCCAAGAATTTACTTTACCATAAAAAACATAATACGAGTTTCTAGAATTCTTTACGTTATTAACGAAAGAGTCAATCGTATCAATATACTGATTTATTGTTAAAATTGCCATTATTAAACCTGATTTTATCTATTTATGATTGCGTAATAGAAAATGTTTTTGGTTGCGTATAATTATCTGTTAACAAGCTATTCAACGAATATTTACCAAACATTTTCATGCCGCTTGGATGTATTAAATCTTTAACATATTTTTCATAAGTTTCCATCATACGAGGTGCTACAATTTCATATGAAAAATTTTGATAATAATTACTATCTTGTATATTTATTGTATCAGATAAAAAGCTTTTATTATTTTTCCAATAACCTAAACTTACACCTTCTTTATCTACAACTGAAGAACCACTAACAACAGTTGCATTAGTTAAATTATTTAAATATACAGTTTCATCTATATTGTAACCATAACCAGAATCTACAATTTCTACAGCTGAAACGACGCCACTCGCGAATCTAGCTTTAGCAGAAATAACAGCATCATAACCTAGGTATTTACCACCACCATCTGATATTCTTAAATCGTAAATGTCTGGTTCTATTATATTAACTGTCGGAGCCGAAGAATATCCTTTACCAGGATTTACATTTTTTAAATATGTAATAGTACCAACTTCTAATATTTTAGTTGTTAATAAATCAGATATTTTTGTATCTAAATTAGATAATTTGCCAATGGCTGTCGCGTATGGAAACATCCAATTTGTTAATCTTGTTGAAGAACTTATCGTTGCTGTATAACTTAAGTTGTCTCCAGTTACAATTTTACCAGGAACAAAATAACCATTAATTTGATTAACAATAACTTCTGATGTATTCGCTGTTACAACTACGCCATTTGAAACTAAAACATTTTTACCAGAAAGATTTTTAATTTTAATTAGAGAAGAAGAACTACTACTAATTAATGTAACTCCAGGAACTAATTTCGTATTAGTTATATTGGCATCTGTTCCTGTAATATAAATTTGACTACCATCAACTTTATAAGCTACTAATCCACTTATACCAAGCGAAGTATTAGAAAATGTTTCGCCATTCGCTGCAGCAGAATATAATTGCTGGACATCTAAAGAACGATTGTTTGCTGTAGATCTTATTTTTTCACCAACAGAAAACGTTCCTGTTGGTCCAGTTATAGCAAGTTTAAATCCAGCTGCAGGATTTTCTAAAGTTGTGTTTTTATATGTATCAAGTTTATCCGAGACAATTTTATATATTTTTTTATCTGTTATACCACCAACTTGAAAAGAAGCACCAGCACCGTATCCACCTGATATATTGACAATTGCATTTATCGAAAAGCCATCACCACCACTGACGAGATTAAATTCTACTTTTCCATTCTCTTGTTTTATTGCTGCAACACGTGCTAGACCACCATCACCGCTATTATTAGTAGTGACAGTTAATAAATCGCCGACGTTAAAATTACTACCACCATCGCTTATGCTAATAGAAGAAAGAGAACCAAAAATAAGTGGAGCATTGTTAGTTGTTATTTCCGGAAAATCTTCACAAAAAATTTGTTCGTTAAACT